GTGCGCTCTGCCGGTCCGCGGGTCCTGCCGATGCCGCGCGGCACCATGACCCTGCCGGGGCAGGCCAGCGCCGCCACGGCCAGCTATGGCAACGAGAACAAGGCGATCGCCAAGTCCGAGCCGTCGCTGAACCGCATCGTCGCCACCTACAAGAAGCTCACCGCGCTTGTGCCGGTGTCGAACGACATGATGCGCTACGCCGACCCGGCGGTCGACGCCTTCGTCCGCGACGATCTCGTGCGGGTCATGGCCCTGCGCGAAGACCTCGCCTTTCTACTTGGCGACGGGACGGCCGATACGCCGCGCGGCTTCCTGTCGTTTGCGAATGGCTGGGTCGCGGCCAAGGGCGGCACGATCGGGGTGTGGTCGACTTCCGCCAACTCGACCTTCGCGGTCAACGCGGCTGATCCGCCCAATTCCACAGGCGGCAATTTCATCACCGCGAACCAGACCGTGGATCTGACGAGCGTTCAAAACGCGCTCGCCGGGGCCGTGAACCGCCTCGACACGGCGAATGTCCCCGAGACCCGCCGCGCGTGGTTCTTCCATCCGCGCACCTACAACTATCTGTTCAATGCGGTGAACAGCCTCGGCCTGTATGTGTTTCGCGACGAGCTCATGCGCGGGCGCCTACTGGGCTATCCCCTCTTCAAGACCACGCAGATCGGCACAGGCTACTGGAACGCAGACGGGTCGAACAAGGATCTTTCCTTCGTCTTCCTTGTGGAGATGAGCGAGGACATGATCTTCGACTCGATGCAGATGGAGCTCGCGGTGTCGCGCGAGGGAACCTACGTCGACGAGAACGGCGCGACGATCTCGGCCTTCCAGCAGGACCAGACGATCATCCGCGCCATCTCCGAGCACGATCATCAGATGCGCCATGACGCGTCCATCGCGGTCATCCAGGCGGTGCGCTGGGCTCCCGCTGTCTCCTGATCATTAATCTCCTGACGAGTGCGGCCTGAGGGCCGCGCTCCCTCTCTCCTCGAAGGACCACGTAAATGACCATCGTCTTGCAGAAGGACGTGAAGTCCCTCGTTCTACCGAAGCTCGCGACGGTTGTGACTGCCGCGACCGCCGGCGGCGCGGGCGACAACACCGCCATCACCGGCGCCACGATCGACCGTTTCGAGAAGGCCGGCATCCCCCTCAACGCGCAGATCGTCGTTCTGTGGACGGCCACTCTCGCGGCGACCAAGACGCTGACCTTGAAGACCGTCAAAGTCCAGGACAGCGCCGACGGCTCCAACTGGGCTGATTTCGCGACCTACACGGATCCGGGCGTTGTCGCGACGGGCCCCACCGGCGGCGCCACGCTCTCCGGCGCGACGGAAATTCCGGGCGTCGATCTCTCCTCGGCGCGCCGTTACGTCCGCCTGCTGTTCACGCCGGATCTGAGCGCAACCGCTACCGACACGGCCTTGGTCGTCGGCATGTTCAATCTGGCTGGTTACGATCGCCTGCCGCAGTAAGCCGCATGGGCGCGGGGCATGCCCCGCGTCTTCTCCGTCTCACCGAGGCCAACAATGATCAAGTGCGTCAGATTCATCAAAGAGATGTTCCCGTGGCAGGCCCACGCGACGGCTCTTCTCCCGGCCGGGCAGGCGGATCGGATGATCCGCGAGGGTTTTGCGGTCGCGCATTGTTTCCCCGACAGGCCCCATGCCGTCGACGCGTCTGCGGTCAGAGATCCGGCTCCTGCGCCCGTCGGGCCGCGCCAGCGCCCGGTCCAAACCTGCAAGACCAGGCGGGCGAGCTGACAGATGGCGGGCCTCGGCGTCGGCCCGCAAGGGCGATTCGCGATCATTTCGACCGTCACGAGCGGCGCAGGCAGTCATGACCTGACGACGCTCGCCATCGTCAAGGCGGAGCTCAATCTGGTCAGCGTGGATTCCGCGCGGGATGACGTTCTGGCGCGCTACATCGCCGAGGCGTCGGCCGCCATCGAGAACTTCTGCAATCGCGTTTTTGCCGTGGAAGCGCTGAAGGATCGCTTCTACCCTTCGCGGGAGGTTCCCCTGCAGACGATCGTCGGCGGGATCGATCCCATCCAGCTTTCCCGTTGGCCGGTGACAGCGCTCTCCTCGATCAAGGAAGACGGAGAACTCCTCGTCGAAGACGAAGACTTCATCCTCGACCGGGCGAGAGGCCAGATCATCCGGCTCGACGCCAACGCTTATCCGTCGCGCTGGGGCGCCTATCCAATCGTCGCCGACTATGCCGCAGGCTATGCGACCGTCCCCGCCGATGTGTCCGACGCCGCAATTCGCACGGTTGCGGGGCGCTACTACGCCCGCGGCCGAGATCCGCTTCTGAGGCGGGAAAGCGTGCCCAACGTGTGGGAGGCGGATTATTGGGTGGCGAGCGGGAAAGACGACGCCGGCGGCGCCAATCTCCCGCCCGGCGTCCAGAGCCTTCTCGACAATTATCGCCAGCCGGTGACCGCTTAAATGCTGCCCAAACGCGTCGCCGCCTCCTATGCCCGTGCGCTCGCGTCCCATTTCGGACCCGGAGAGACGGTCACGCTGCGCCGGCTGTCTGGCCAAGGCGCCGGAGATTATGAGGTTGTCGGGTGGGTGACGGAAATGCACGCGTCGGACGTGGTCGGCTCCGTTCAGCAACTGAGACGCAAGGTGATCGTGCTCGCCGACTCCGTAACGGCCGCGGACTTCCCGACCCCGCTTCTGCCAAAGCAGGACCGCCTGATCTGGAACGACAAGACGCTCGTCATCACGGCGATTGACGATGCGACGCGGCGCGTTCAGGGCGCGCTCGTCGCCTACGAGCTCGAACTGAGTGGCAGGTGACCGATGGCGTCTCTTGCGGTCCAGAACACTGTCGCCAGCATCATTGCGGCGAACTGGTCTTACACAGTCGTGGATTATCCCAACGAGATCGGCGCTGTTCCGTCTGACAATAGCGCCTTCATGGCGCTGACCTTCCCCGTGACCGATGAGCGGCAATACTCGTTCGGAGCGATGACGAATTATCACGAGGAAACCGGGAGCTTTCGCGTCGGGCTCTATGTCCCCATTGGCACAGGCCTCGATCCATCACACGCGCCATGGTCGACGCGCATCGAGGCGCTGATGCAGCAGTTTCGGGGCAAGGTCGTCGACGGGATCGAGTTCCTCGGATTCGTCGGCCCGACCGTTGCCGATGCATCCGACGAGGGGGCTTACTTCGAGATTTCCTTCGCCTGTTCTTATCGGCGCATGCGGCTGGCCTGACGGGCCGTCCGCACGCCATCGGAGAATGAAATGACCTTTGCTTCTGGTTTGCAGCGCGACGTCGCCGTCGTGGATGAAGTCACATGGGGCACGACCCCCGCAACGCCATCCTTTGCCTATGCGCGCGTCCTTCAGGGTTCTGGAATGAATGCGACGAAGCAGACGGAACTGATCCGTCAGCTTTCGGCACATGCGAACCCCGTGGATCTCGTCCAGTTCGGGCAGGATGCGAGCGGCTCCTATTCGCTGGTTCCGAGTTACGGCGGCGCATTCGAGACGTTCCTGCTCGCCGCCATTCGGAAGTCGTCCTTCACGACAAACACTGCCTGGAATGGTCGCGATATCCTTCCCAAGACGTTCGAGGAAAAGATCACCGGCACGGCCGCGAATTACATCCGCTTCACTGGCGTCGAGATCGAGTCGATGGATATCAGCGTCGCCGCGCGCGGACTGATGGAGGCGACGATCAATGTGCAAGGCAAGGCGGGTGCCTATGCGACGTCGCTGATTTCCGGCGCGACTTATGCGGCGGTGAACACCGAGGAATACTATAACGCCCTCGGCGTTGGGAGCATTTCGCTTGTCGGGCTTTCGCCGGTGCCGTCGATCCGGTCGCTGAAAATGTCGATCAAGCATCCCCTGACGCCGATCAATGCGGTGGGCAGCTTGACCCGGCTCGGCAATGCCTTCGACATGATCGAGGTGACGGGCTCGATCGAAACGCTATTCGAGACGAATACCGCGCTGGCGGCGTTCCTCGCCCATAGCTCCGGCTCGATGGCGTTCACGGTCGGCACAGTGACGAGCAAAAAATACACCTTCACGATGCCGAAGGTTTATTTTCAGGAAGGCAGCATTTCGCAGGCCGGGAGCGGCCCCGTGCTGGCGACGCTCGGCTTCACCGCCGTTTATGACGGCGCCAACGGCACCATCAAGATCGACAAGGCGGTGGCGTGATGAAGATCGAAGTCGTCCAGAGCTTCTACGGTCGGCCCGACGAGGCCGCCGAAGAAAACACCCTCTTTCTCGAACGCGCTGTCGTGGAGGTTCCCGACGAATTCGGAAAGATGGTGATCGACAAGGCGCTGGCGAAAGCCGCCGGCGCCGCTCCCCCAGCGAAGAAAGCCAGCACAAATGAAGCTCAGGGAAATAGCGGTTAACGCCGAGGCAATCGAGGTCGGTCGATGGGTTCCTGTCGACCACATCCTGCCCGGGGTTCGACTGAAGGTGCGCGGGCTCGATAATACCGACTGCCGGCGCCTGCGGAACAAGCTGGTCGCCGAGGTTCCCCGGGTCGAGCGGATCAAAGGGCTCGATACGGCGACGGCGGATGCGATCAATGCGCAGCTGCTGGCCGAGACTGTGCTCGTCGGTTGGGCCGGCCTCGAGGATGAGGATGGAAGCCCCCTTCCCATCACCAAGGCCCGGGCACTGGAAATCCTGAGCGACCCCTCCCTGATCGCCTTCAGAAACGCTGTGGAATGGGCGGCGGGGGTCGTGGGCGAAGATGAGATCGCCGAGGCCGAGGACGCCTCAAAAAACTGATTGAGGCCCTTGAATGGGCCTTGGCTTACAGCGAGGCGGAGAATTGGCTCGCGGAGGAAGCCGGCGCCGGGAACCCGGCGGCAATGAAGGCGATGGACAGCCGGCCGGAGATCGATCCCTACCTCAAATTCGTCTGGTCGGCGTTTTGGGAGCTTGGGTCGGATCGGCCGGTGAGCATGGGGGGAATCGGGGCAATCCCGTTCTCGGCGATTGATCGCTACGCGCAGCGACTCGGGGTGGATGATCCCGACCAGTTCGCGCGCTTCCTGCAACTGATCCGAAGCCTCGATGCCCCGTATCTGAAGCGCACGAACAAGGCGAATAGCTGATGGCCGCGAGTGTCAAATTCCCGGTCATCAGTCGCAATGTCGTCTTCGCCGGTAACGGGGTCTTCTCGCCTGAGACGCGGGCGAAAGCCTTCGCTGAAATGGCGAGGGGATCGATCGTCGAGATCGATCGCGCGAATGACGCCATGCTCGGCCGCGATGTCCATTACCGGACATTTGTGGACGGGCGCGAGACCGAAAGTCTCGCCGGGGTCAAAGAGACGAGCGAGATCGTCGCGCGGTGGGATCTGGTCCCGGGCGTGATCGCGTACATCGACGGGCTGCTCGCCAATGCAGGCCCTCGCCTGAGCGGCGACTACCGCAGGCTGCGGGCGATCTATGCAGACGGGGTCGAGATTACCGACCCCCTTAAAGCCGCCGGCGCGCGCGAGGTGATGTTCATGTCGCTCGTGCCGTATGCGCGCAAGATCGAGCGCGGCAAGAAAGGCTATGCGCCGGGCCATGTTTACGAGGCGGTCGCCGCGATGGCGAAAGCCCGCTTCTCGAATGTGGCGCTCATCAAGTTCACATATGCGGTTCCTGAAGGCGCGGCCCCTGCCCTTGAGGCATGGGTCGGCGGCGCCGCGCGCGGTGGGAGCGCGCGAAAGCAGCGCCAGCAAGCCGCGAAGAATATGAGACAGCCTGCGATCCTCGTTTACCTCTGAGGCAACCCGCTAATGAAAATCTCCGAAGTCGCCACGCAGGAAGCCCGCTTCAAGATGACGGTTGTGGGCGTCAAGGAAGCG